ATTTGAACGGGTAATTCCTGCGTATAGCTGGCACAGTTAAGCAGAATTCTACCTTCGCCGCCCTCTGCTGGCGTGATAATAGGCGCCCCGTCGATAAAGCCCACAAATTCTGCAATAGCTGGTGCTGTCAGAAGCATGCTCACCGGATTTAGCCAGCCTCGATATAGCTCAACCCGGCCACGTCGTGGATCAAGGCCACGAATGATCTGTTCTGCCAGTGGGTCAATTTGGCTCAAAATGATAGAAACTGTATTCACCGAAAGGCCAGTCGTCATCTGGACGTCTTGCACAGAGATTAGACCGCCAGCCCCCTCCCAATCACGGTAGACAGTAGCTTTCGTTACGGGATCGATAACAGGCGCGTTAATCGTGCCCCTATCGGACCACATTCCATACGATACCGGGATGCCAGTGGTGCGATTTCTTGCCGTTATCCATATGAAATCGCGCGGAACGACTGCATCAGCTTCGATAGCCGCATCAGTGGCTAAATCAGTCGTTTTCATCTGATCACCTGAGTTGCTTGAAACACAATTCGACGATGGGTTGTGCTAGAGTAAGGATCATTCAAGGAATTAGGGACAAGTTGCATTTCAACTTTCGGATTGACCAAATCGACGATATCACCAGCCATTACAGAAGGTCTGATATTCGGTTCGACTTCCATTTCTCCGGTAGAACCGCCTGAATTTGCGGTTCCTCCCCAGGCTCGATTGATACGAAAAAACTCTATCCCGCCAATCGAAGTCGTTACTGAAATATAATCACCATTGGACATAACGAAGCCGACAGGCAAACCAGTCAATGCAATTGCTGATCGATTAGCATTGATACTTTCAACTGTGACTGATCCCAGATCAGGAATTGTTTGGCCTTCAATGCTAATCGGCACAGTTCTACTCACATCATATGCGTAAAATGGAAAGATTGGTCCACGCAGGCTTTGAAAATTAGCAATTGCAGAATCCGCGACTTGGCGAGGTAATGCCTTTGTGCGAAATTCTTCTGCTGTTGCCCAAATAGGAGAGCCCAAATCTTTTGCTTGTGTGCTGCCATTTGCGCTTCTGGAAAGCTCTTGAAGACGACGAAGGACAAATCTCGTGCTTTCCCATTCATATTCAGAAATCATGTCTCGTGGTGATGTGGGCATCCGTTATCCTTTGTACGCTTTATTTCTACGAGTGTTGCGATCAGATATAAGGATTTTTCTGACTTGGCCTGGAAGCTCACTTGCTTGCTGAGCCTGGATTCTCTCCAACCGATCAATTGCCGATGAATCTGCACCTCTCGCATCAGTTACCGGTGCATATGTAAGTGATATACTTGATCCTATAGATTGGCCGTCAGAGTGATCAATCACCGTTTCATTCGGATGAACCATTGCCATAAACCCGCCTTTACCATCAAGCCCGCCGGTGCGTGGTCCAGAACCCGTGCTGCCACCGCCGTCGAATGATAAAAAGCTTCCAATGATACCGCCGACATCCAGTCCGTCACTTCCAAAGAGATTATCCATACCGGCAGCAATCGCCATATCAGCCAATTTAGAAATGATGCTGTCGATGGCGCCCTCAATTGAATCAGCGTCTTTCAAACTTGATTCAATGGTATCTTTGAATTCATCACCAAAATCACCGGCGGCATCGCCAGCTTCGCCAAACTTGTCTTTCGCTATATCCATTGCTGAGTTGAATTGTTGCTGGTTGATCTCACCAGATTCAAGTTGCTCAGTCAGAGAAGACATCACGTCGGTATAGGTGACGGCCTCGCGGTTCACTTGGCCAATAATCTGCTCAGCGGCACGAGCCGCCTCGGTCACTTCATCAATAGCCTTTGCAGTGCTGGAACCGCCACCGCCACCGCCACCGCCGCCACCGCCGCCCATAGAACTGATATTGATTATCGGAAGATTGCTGGCGAAATCTTTTGGATCAGGACCGTATTCACCACTGAATGAAAGATCGCCGCCTTGATCTGTAAAGGATCCGCTTGCGCCCGGATTTGGAATATCGCCACCGAAGCTCAAACCTGGCTTCTTGGATCTTTCGATCCCGGCTTGTCGGTCCAATGTGGCATCGAGTGCAGTAGCAATGCTGAGGCTCACACCCAATTGATGTGCAAGGGCGCTGGCTGAGGCTGTCGCGCCATCAAAGCTGATGCCGGCGGAAATAACACCCAATCGATCTACGAGCGTCACGCCGGTCTCAATTTCGCCATTGAGAACAGCTTGGCGAGATTTCAATTCTTCGAGATTGCCTTCGATCATCTCAAGGTGCGCGCGTTCTTCGTCAGTCAAATTGATACGCTCGCGTGCGGCCGTGAGCATTTCTTGCTGTTGCTGGATCTGACTTGCGAGAACAGCCTCAAGTTGCTCATAGCCTTCGCGCATTCGTAAAGGCATTTGATCGAGATCATCACCCGGTGAACGAAGGGCATCCATGGCAGATCTGGTATCTGCCATGCTCGATAGGAGTGTACCGTATCCAAGGGCGGCCAATTCAGCTTCGCGGCGTTCACTGACGAGCGCGTCGACATTGGTAAGACGAGCTTCGGCCTCTGCAATCTTAGTATCGATGATTTGCAGAGACATAGCCTGGCCATCACCGAGAACCGCATTCAGGTATTGCGATTGCACCATTTGCTGGCCCATAGAACTTGTGACGCTATCGAGAGCCGCAGCTTGGGCCATCGCGATCGATGTCCCACCAAAAATACGGTCAAAGAAATTACTGACCGCAGAAGTAGCATCAATGAATACTCCGACGAGCGATGTAATTTGACGAATAAAGACTGTTACTACTTGAACAGAGGCGCGGAACGCTGCTTTGAGGCCAGCATCACCGAGAGCAATTGTAAGACCCTGTGCGGCCGACCAAAGGCCGTCGATATCTCCGCGAAGGTTATCTCGCATCGTATCGGCCATGCGTGCTGCTTCACCTTCCACGTCTTTCAGTGAATCCGTCAGATTTTCAAGACTATCGGTTTGACTGGTCAACGCCAGGATCGCGGGCCCGCCTCGATCACCAAAGATTGTCAGAGCATCTGCGGCGCCGATACCAGCATCAGCCAAGGTGTTCACAATATCGACGAGATCAACCGTTTGTGGGTTCACGTCCTCAATCTGAACACCCAATGCATTGAGTGCAGTCGTGGCTTCCTTGGTTGGTCCGACGAGCGATGAGAGGATGCGGCGAAGACCGGTGCCAGCCGTGCTGCCCTGAATACCGGCGTCTGAAAGAACGCCAATGGCCGCGGCTGTGTCTGACATCTCAATTTCCAATGCAGATGCAACCGGGCCGACAAACGACATGGCATCTCCGAGTTGCTGGACATCTGTATTTGCTCGACTGGATGCAGCTGCCAGAATGTCTGCGACATCTGCGGCGTTCTTTGCATCGATCCCAAAGGCCGACATAATGTTGGATGAAATATCAGCTGCGTTGCCAAGGTCCATCGCCGCGGCTGTGGCGAGATCAAGCACGTCAGGGATAGCGGCAACGGCATCGGAAGCTTCGAAACCTGCACGCGCCAAAAACTCGAGACCCTGGCCAGCCTGCATCGCAGTGAATTCAGTCGTGGAACCAAGTTCAGCCGCGATATCACGCATCGCGGAAAGATCAGACGATGTTGCACGCGAAACAGCGCCCACGGTTGATATCTGTTTGTCGAAATCTGCAAGAGTTCCGATACCTTTGCCGAGACCAAACAATGCGCCAAGAGCAAGTGTTGCAGCACCGGCAGCTTTACCCATACCAGCAGAAATGCTGTTGGTCATCTTTGTGCTTATGGTTTCAGTGCGCTTTGCTTCATTTGCAAAGCCTTTCATGTCTTTTTTCGCTCGAACAAATCCCTTCGAATCGACACGAAGTCCAAGAAGTGCTAGATCCATTTTTTCACCCATTTGAAGGAACGACGATGACCCCACTATCGAAAACATGGATCAAAGCGGCAGCAGTTATCGCATTGATAATCCTCGGAGGCGCTTTCGTCTACGATCTTAAATCAACATGTGCTTCTTGGCGGGGATATGACGTGGCACAAAATGCAGTGCTGGATAAGATGAAATCCCCAACGACTGCCAAATTTCCACCGATCGAAGAAGTCAAAATAACGAACTATTCCAATGGATCATGTGTCTATGATTTGAAGGGATATGTTGACGCTCAGAATGACTTTGGTGCGATCGTGCGAACCACGTTTACCGCAAGAATTGGGGGGCACTCTGGCCCCCCAAAAATCATTTGGCTGTCTATAGATCACCGCTGATTTGCATCTCGAGAGGTGAGTAACTGAGTGGATCCACGCCAGTTATCTTACCCCTCATATAACGCTGGCTCATTCTGATCAGCGCCTGGAACTCCCAAGGCTTAGAGATATCCTGAGTAGACTTCCCATAGTACCAAACGTCAGACCATGATATCGGAAGCTCGCCCCCCATAAGGCCGGGGTTTGATGGGCCAACCACCATAAGAGCATCAAGAAGATATTGTTCTTCGTCGAGATTGACTTGCGGAATTGGTTTTTCCTCGATCACACCGATTTGGTGCATGCGGTTCCATCCCCAAGTGATCTTTTCCTTACCTTCGCCGTGAGTTGGGGTGGCATGTAGCCACCCCAACTGTTCAGCTGCCAGACCCAGGCGATCTAGCTTCGCTTGAAAAAATTTGAACGGTCTTTCGCAAACGCGAGAACCTGATCGATCAGGCCTTCCGACTGTGAAAAGAATTCGCGCTTATTACCATCACTGGCTTCCAATGGCTTGCCATCGGTCTCGATACCTTCAAAACCGATAACAAGAGAGCAAACGAAAGCCATACCGCGCTCGTCAGTTTGTTCGTCCGTCATGGTTTGGCTCTTCATGCGCTCACGACGCATGGCCCGCGCTTTACGGCGCACCTTGTCGCTCTCATAGCCCAAAACGTAAACACCGACCTTCTGTGCGTCGTCAGCTTTGGCGTCATCAACCAAAGAACCCCATTCATCAGCAAGCTCGCCAGTGTATAGCAGGTGCCCCTCGCCTGGATGACGAAGATGTAGGAATGCGCCCTTCTTGGCACCGGTCTTTGTTTCAAGTTTATTGAATTCCATTCTCAGATCCTTTTTGGTTTCTGGTTTCAGTAGAACGGGGCGGCGAGATTGAAACCAACTCCCCCACCGCCCCTAGCCCCTTTCGTTATGAAGGGGGATTAGACCTCGGTGATACCAGTATTCACACGAGCGGCGAAAGAGAAGCCCTTGCGAACAGACGTTGAGCGTTCACGGTGGCGATAGTTGCTCAAGATACCCTGGAAGTAATAGTCTTTCCCGTCAGTATCCGAGATCTTGCACGAGTAGATTGTCGTGCTGCCAGAGCCACCTTTGACGAGAGCTTGACCGGCATCAGCGCCGCCATCTTCGATCACGATGGCAACTTCACCACCATCTGCGGCGCCATTGTCATGCTCGACGCGACCGACCTTCAACAGATTTGAAGAGATGTCTTCGTGCGTGTCGCCAATTTCACCGATTGTTACGACCTTACCGACCTCGACAAAGGTCAGAGCTTCGTAGCCCGACTGGTCTTCGGTAGCAGGTACGCCCGCAACGAGAGAGAAAGTAGAACCGATATAGTTGCTCATTTGAGCCTCCTATGCTTCATTGGATGATCCCGGCTTTCACCCTGCATAGGGAACCGGCCCGCCGGGGTGGCCAGTATTTCGTTGCGCTGGTTTTGCGCGAAAACTTTATTCATGTGGTCTCCGCTTCGTAACGAATAATGACTGGAATACGCCAGCATTTATCGTCTGGATAGCCCCCACGAATATCTGCGGGTTCAAGAATGGTGATTCTGCCATCGGTAATCGCGAGATTCAAACCCTCTGGAAAGAGGTCGCTAAGTTGATCGGCAAGCGTAAAAGCGGTGTCTTCGCCAACGCCTTGCTCGATACAAACGCTGACAGACAATAATCCGACTTCACGTTTGATCTCATTTCCTTTGAGCGTTCCACCCGTACGATCGATGATTTGGATTGATACCTCCAAGCGAGGAAGAACAGCATGGTTTCCATCAACATTGGGCATGTGCTCGGTAACATTCAGACCCTCAGCGATGATACGATTTTTCAGAGCGTTTCTGATATCTTGCGTTCGCATGGTTTATCCGATCAATGCTTTTGCCCGCACGATAGCGGCCTTAACGTATGATGGCCACTTTCCTGCGGCCACGTCGCGCCAGAAGGTGCCTGGGTATGTTCCCCACCCATAGTGGATAGCGCGGGCATAGGGCGCCACATTGCCACCCCAGACGAACGTAGCCACGTCACCGGCTTTCATCTTGCCAGCAACCATAACATAGCTGTCCGTTCCAGTCATTGAGATCGCTGAGGATCCGTATAGCGAGGATTGAAGGCTCAGGGCGAGAGCGCCTTTATCTCGGGGGATAGTTCCACGCTTTGGGCTGCCACCTCGGGCAATGCCAGGAATAACGTCGATGTCGGCCAACATATCAACCGTGGCCTGCTTGACGACGAGATCCATGCCGCGATCGACTTTTTCGATCCACTTTCCGATGTCAGCAAAACTGTAATTGGCCATCAGCGTTTTCTTGCAAGTTGCGCCAAGAAATCAATCCGGACAATTTTACGACAGCGACAATTGATAATTTCCTCTGCTGGCGCGCCAAGTGATCGATCCCCAGGATGCAACATGAGAAAACCGGCGCCGGTCTCATAGGCTTTGCCTTGCTCACGGATCTGACCATCCATGAATGCGTGACTATCCCGAGTGGCTCCGTCGTTTGAAGCGTCCCATTCATTTTGGATGTCACGTCGCATGATACTGCGATTGTCGATCAGCTGTTCCAGACTGTGATCCTGTGCAGCATTGATCGTTCCTAAAAGCTCAGTGCGCGCAATGGTATCACCGCGACCCAAAAGAAGGCGATTACGGTATTTTCCGACGATCTTGCCAGCATCATTTGCGCTGATGGTCTCACCATTGCGGATTGCGGCCGCGACAGTGCGATCAAAGCGACGATCAGTGCCCTTGTAACGAGGCTTCCATTCGCCAGTCTTCCGATCGATGATGAAATACTTGCGGGGTTCCTCAGTCAAAATCCGGTAAACTTCATTGGATAGGTCGATGTCGCCCTGTGTAAGACCGACGATCCCACCAGTACGAACGCCTGTGATCTTATCAATGCGTCCCACGATATCCAAAGCGACTGAGCGGGGTGCCTTGGATTGCTCCATACCCGATACCAGCGCATTCGTAACCTGCACACGCTGAGGATCTGAGATGTCGACAATCATCTGTGCGGATTCTGTTTTCAGGAATTGTTCAGCCAGTTGGTTACGACTGTCAAACCGGGCCGTGACCTTTGCACCCTGCCTGGCCGATTCAGAAACGAAACCCGCCATGATCGCATCACCGCCAGCCTCATATGCACCGCGGATTGCTCGATCGAGTGGGAGGAAGTATTCAGACCCCAGGTTAATAACTCGAAGGGCCCCTGCCAGATCACCACTTTCAATGGCCTTGATAAGCGATGCAATCTGCACATCGCTGGTGATATTGGAAATGCTATCGATGAATGCTGCGGCGACGTCTGGCGCCATCTGTTCGATCAGGGCTTCAACAGGGTCTTTGCGGGCCATCTAGTGTGCTACCTTTCAAGGGTTTTAGCCCATGCGATCCATGCTGAGAGCCAAATCATTCGGTGCACCATACCAAGACAATGAGCCTGGTGGACTAGTTTTTCGCAATCATCTGGAAAGTCGTCCAGTATCGAGCGAAAGCTCATCCGGCAAGATCAGCCTCATACATCACATCTACACCGGCTGGAGAAAGCGGGCGAAGCTGGGATATTTCATGCCAGGATATGTTTTCTTGGGCCGCCTCGAGTGCCGTAACTTCGGCCGGCGTAATTCCGACAACAATTTTGTCAGCCTTAGATGGAACAACACCAGAGCTTGTTGAAATATATAGCGTGCGTCGGCTTTCACCGGTTAGCGTTCCGCCCGCATCGCGAATATTCTTGCTCAGGTCAACGGCAATGACCTCAGTATCGACATAAGTCACGGTAGGTGAGACGCGCGACCCGCTAACAGTACGTTGGCGGATCGTGCATTTTTGTCCGAACTTCGCAATCAGCCGAGTAGCGGTGGCAGCTGACTTGGCATAATTGAAGGACATCAGTTTAGACCTCCATGAAAAGAATGGTTGTGGCCATCGTGCGAAGCCCAGGAGATGTGCCTTCGTCCTCATCATCAACCTTGATGTTTTTCAGGTTGTCGCGGTCCATGCCGTGAGCCACGAGGATTTCAACAAGATCAGAGCGATTTGCCTTTGCCACGTCTTTGCGGGTAATCGGCTTCGGCGCGTCCTTATTCGGAACGACATCGATCAACAAGTTCTTGCGAAGGATCTGGCCCCGAATATAGGGCTGATTTGCAATGCGATCGAAAACCTCAGCAGTTGTTTCCAGAAAATCATTCGCTGGAATAACGTGGCCGGTCTCAGACTCGATGGGTTGATCGGTTGTGTTGGTCAACTTGAGCATTCTTCGTCCTCTCGTTTAAACAGGATTATCATGCCAATCGTTTATGGCGATGAAATCCCTAAAAGCAACAGTTCCGTCCGATAAGTGGCGAGATAGAGAGACGGTTCCGTAAGCGCCTTCTGCACTCGCACCGCCACCATATGACGACAAGCACACTGCCGAACCATCATCATATTCGGAGAGAATGGTGTGGTGATCTCCAGGTTTGATATGATCACGCCAGCTTGGGCCTGGAGAAATGACGATATTATCGGCCTCGATCTTAAATGTTGTTTCTGGCATACCATATCCGCCCAAGTGAACTTCGATTTTTGCGGTCATATAGCCATCAACAGTGATCGGGCCGGGTTCGATCGAATATACATCTGTCAGCTTCAATAGATTGCCATCCGGCATCATCACGAGGACTTCAACATCTTTGGGATTAGGCCGATGATTTTTTCTGACAGAAGGAATATTTGAATTGATCCAGAATCGACCGATTCCAGATACTCGATCAGTAACGGTTTCGATTTCTGGTTGGTCGAAATGTTCTGGATTTTTACCTTCCAAAATCCCAATTGCATAAAATAGACCATTCAGAAAACCATGAGAGTAATTTCTTGTCTCCCAGATAGTTTCCTCACTAAAATCTTTGGCGAATTGTTTCAGTCGTTTAAAGCGGCTCATTTTGTTTTCCTTTGGTTGGTTTCAGTCAAGCCCGCGAGACAGGGATGATACCCATGCAACGGCGAGCCATAGTAGCGCGAGAATTACGAGGACAGTGCACATGGTTAGATCTACCCGAAAAGTTCGGGGTGATCTTCGCGTAAGCTGTGTTCACTCAACATATAGTCAGCCAGCTTAGACCCATGAATTGCAGGGCCGTGGTGAGTATAAGGATATCGAGACCGGCAGACGCACTCAGGCGCTTCTTTTTGGCAGCCTACAAAGCAGTGCCGTTCTTCTATCGGGAGACACCGACAATTTACTGGGATGGTTTCCATTTAGATTTTCCCTCGCGTGCAGATGTAGATTTAGATCAGAAGTCGAACTCCATGTCACGAATTAGCTGTTCCTCGGCTACTCTGAGATAGCCAAGGGCTTTGATTGCACGGAGATTATAGCTCGCAGAAAAATCGAATTTATCGATATCATCATTGATCGCAATAATGATGGCGCCATTTGCTGGAAGAACTCCGTTCTCGATTTTATCGGCAACTTCACGCAGTAGGGTGACGGTATCCGTCTGCGCATCATTGATATCGGCATCGTGGTTTGAAGCGATAGTGAGCTTATTCACCTTGTGGATGCCCCCTGTAAACGAGATCCGGCGCCAGAAACGAGAAACTGGCCGATCAGATCTTTGACAACGAGCATGATAGGGCGGGCCCCATCAGCATCGGTGCGGCTCAGGTCGTATTCAACCTTGAGCGGCCCCACGCCCTCTGATTTGACGCGCTCATGTGGCGTATAGGTGGGAGTGGTTATGCCAGGGTTGGCGACTTCGATAAGCATCACCTCGCAAGTAGCGCTCACAACCTCGATAGGAACGCTATCGCTGGCCACGCTGTAGCCCTTGCTATCGGTCAGATTGGTGCGGGGAAACGCGAGTGCCTGAGCACCGGCCGCATTCCCCCGTTCCTTGAGCTTGAAACCATCCCAAGGCCAACTGTTTGACAGGTAGTCGGTGGATCGCACAGCAGCTTGCTCGATAACTGCATCCGTATAGGTGGAATAAACGTGACCGCGCTCATCGCAATATGCTTTGAAATCGACAACCGAAACAAACGCATTCGCATTCGTCAGACCGGTTCCATCCTCGACTACCAACGCCATCAGCTTGCCTGCTCAGGGTTTTGGGCCCGATGAAGGCGAATTGCCTCAACCGCGTCTTCTTTGGTTGATACCGGTGTTTCCGATACCTCGGCGGCCGCGCTGCGCAACTGAGGCCAGGTCAAGGCATCCAGATCCGAGACATCGACGGCATCGAGAGGAATCGGTGTGATTGAAGCCTGGCTTGAAGTAACCGGTTCGTCACTTGCACCAGGATTATTGATAGGCGGATCAAGCGGTTTGCTCGATGCGGCGGC